CCCAGCATATTCCAGGGCGCGGGTGCTGTATTCTCCCTAAGCGGAGTTATGACTCTCAATACACTACCGGCTATACCTGATGAGATAGAGTTGAACGTCGACCTCATCCCACACATACCAGAGTTCCCTAAACTACCTGATTTACCTAATGGATGTGGGGCCATACTTGAAAATACAGATACTCCTGAGGAACCAACTCAGTCTGATATAGAGCAGTCTGATCCAGATGGCGCTCAAGTACCCACCGAGTCTAATGACTCTGCCACTACGTCGGGTGACACATCGTCGGGTGCCACTACGCCAGGAGGCGATGCTATAGGCTCACTAGGAGAGGATATACGGAGCTCTATATCAGCCTCTAAGGTAACTCCTAAGAACCCAGGTAAGGAGAACATAGCTAAGAGCGCTACTGATACAGCTAAGAATCCACCAGCGTTGGTAGCAGTAGAGCCGGCCGCAGTATCATCGGTAGCCAGTGATGTATATCTAGAGCGAGAGGGTGAAACGGTAGGAGAGTTGACTATATCTGTCAATACGCCCCTTATAGATATAGCGGGGGACGTGCAATTAGAGGTACAAAAGGTAGGAGAGGATCTACAACAATTGGGGCTCAGTGTATCTGCTACTCAGGTAACCACTCTAGTCAATCAGGTACTAACTATCAGTAGAAATAATAGCATAGATGCCATAGCCATGCTAGAGGGCGGGACCAGTCAGGATCTAGTGCCCGCAGAATTGAAGCAATTGTTTCTTAATTCTCCTTCACTCAAGACTTATATAATCAATGAGATTAAGGACGCCCTATCGCTATTATCTATTGGTTTCCTAGAACTAAGTGATCTAGACACCTCGGCCCGCGGGCTAGTAGTAAGTGATAACTCAACAGACCTAGCGCGGGTATACTCCTTAGTATCACCTGCATTAGACCGGCTATACGAGAGCACAGGTCTTAGCCAATACGGAGACACCACTCAACTAGCGCAGCTGGGGACCTCACTATTAAATGGCGAGAAGCTAAACGAACAGACTGTAGACGCTCTAATAATTAACTCTATTAGCAGTAACCTAAATAGAACACTGGGTATAGATGGGGCAGACGTAACTAATAAAGTATATAATTTAGCTAAACGACTGGCCAAAGCCAATGACAAAGCCGATGACGAAGCCGATGACGAACCCATAGACGTTGATAAGGAGATAACCTCTCTCATGAGTTCATTAGGCACTACACTGGACTCTGATTTACTAAAAGATGCTGTATATTATAAAGAACTAGGAGAGAGTATATATAACAGTGCCTCTGTACTGGCTGACAGTATCTCCACCGGGGATATAGGTAGTATCATACGCGGTGATGGCATCAAATCCCTACTATCAGGGGGGCTAGATAAAATCATAGGTGAGAATAATACTGCCCTCATCAGGGCAGCAACTGATATAGGCCGCACCGGACTAGCCCTAGGTAAGTCACTGGCATTAATGCCCAGTATCGTAGGCGCGCTAAGCGGTAGCGCTATCCAAAAAATAGTGCAACTAATAGATATAATCTCTTGTCTAGATATCGTAGATCAGGCCCGTGACCTAGTTACCGCCATAGGTAATATCAGTACACAACCTAATAGTAGTCGACCGGGCCGCTCTGGTACTACTGATACATTAGACACACTAGATACTATATCTCTATTACCACGTCTAACTCAGTATACCAATACTGTAATCGATCTATACAATAATGGAGATGAGGAGCTAAAGCAAGAGATCATCGAATTAATTGAGGGGCCCATTGATGACGAGGATACTGTAACTCCCCGAGAGCCATTATCTACTACAGTAGAGCTACTGGAGGGCCGCTGGAGACTAGGGGTAGATGAGTGCTTCCGACTGCCGCGCCTCACGCTAGCCCTAGCAGATACACAGATATTATCAATCAATACTAAATTAACGTGGGGCCTAACTAATCCATTACTCTTCTATACTCAACTAGAGTTACTACCTGGTAGAGGGGACGACTTACAAATAATAGTAGATAGCTGGACATACGATAATAATACTCTGTACCCAGTGCAGGTTGATAATAGCTATACATCCTCAGTGCTAACCTACAGGATAACTGACTATGATTGGGGAACTAATGTAGGCCATGCTATATATGATGGTCAGTATGGTTATCTCCGTCTCATCGATGATAGAGGTACTATATACACTATACCCAGTACTGCTATCGGAGGCCGCCTCATTCCTCTCATCTCATCATCGTACCTAGTGAAATAATGATAACACCAGTAGACGCCCCACAAGTCATACGCTACGGCATAGCAATATACGCGCCCCCTCTACCTAGCGTAGATAGTCTGACGCTCGAGATTCTTTATAGTGAGAGCCCCAACCCTCGCCTCATACCCTGCTCTACTAGTGTGCGCCTATGGAAACGAGAGAGTGAGCAGGGAGAGAGGGGCACCCTATTCCTATGGAAGAAGGATAATCAATTAACTAAAGGCTACTATACGCTTATATTAGAGGCAAATAATAGACGAGGCTATTGTTCTATTGCGTTAACGGCGCCCACCGACTACTGGATAGTGGGGCTACCCTATAGTATTTATCCCCCTATAGCTTTATAACTGTGGATATAGCGACGAGAGACGGAGATATACTCCTCAGCACAACTGGCGATCTAATGCTAGTAGACGAAAGAGACTATCTAGTAAGGCGAGCTCTGGAGATTCCATTGGGTCACGTAGCTATATGGGTACCTGGTACTAGCGACTTTCGATTAGTTGATGCTGACGTGGGGAATGCCCTCTATAATTATCTATCTGATCCCCTCAATCTTGACTGGGTAGGTAGGGCTGATATAGCTATAGCCAACGCTCTACGCGCCTTACCATCTGTGTATAGTGTACGCGATGTGGATATTCAGGTAACAGGCCCGCGCGAGGTACGCATTAACGTTATATATAATGATAACCGCTCTCTCACGACTACATTGACACCTTCGTAAGCGCCCCCTCTAGAGCGAGTTTCAATTAATCTTAAGCCTTATTAGGGACATAACAGGTATTTTTATGAATCTAAACACTATATTAAGTACCATCCAGCAAAAACTGCAGGGGACAATACTAAATGGTACCATCAGTCCACTCAGTAATCTCTACTTCCTATTACGAGCTATAGCCACCTGTATAGTAGATCTATACGAGGAGACACGGCCCGTTACTATAATGGATGCCACCGACGTAGAGTTAGATGCGATGGCTCTATTATACGGTATAATTAGAAGAGAGGGCACACCAGCTAATGGCTACGCACTAGTGCTGGGCCCGGTACCAGCAGGTACTGTTATGCTGACACCTGATAATGTAACTATTATTCTAAGTGAGGCCATAAACAATAGTGGCGAGACACGCGTAGCTGTAACAGTAGGGAGGCCAGGTGAGGCTGTCATACCAGCTGGCACCCCACTGCGCGATCCCGTAACGGGTGCTACTGGCGTAGTAGGCCTATATAGAAACCCATTCAATGAAGCCGTAGGTGATATCGTAAATGGCACTGATAGAGAGAGTGACGATGATTTACGTCTACGCGCCCTTGAATACCTAGACTTATCAGATAGCAGTAGTCTATCAGCTCTACGCGCGACTATAATTAACGAGATAAATACACTCAGCCGAATAGTCATAGTTGATTCTGACCCCACGCCTGGCTATATAACTGTTTATACCGACGCGAGCGATGAGCGCACATTATTTCAGATAAGTAAGGTTATAGAGAATAATAAGGCAGTAGGCATCGGGTTCAGGGTCAGGACACTACAGCCATTCCCGTATAATGTACGTGTGGCCGTAGCAGGTAATGTCAACGCGGGTCTAGTTATAAGACAATACTTCAGAAACCTAGCTCCTCTCACTAGTCCATCAGCGAGAGGTATAGGTCTTGCTCTAGTGAATTCAGGAGCCAGCGCAGCCCGAGTGCTGAGTACATTACCACTCGCACCAGTTGATACTATGCCAGTCCTAGAGAGTGTAGAGGTGGTTCCAATTGGTTAATTATCGTTATAGGCTATCACGACTACTAATCCCGGGGGGCATACCTGATCCTGAGATAGGAGAGGTAGAGCTATTCCTGGCTAGTGATAGAGAGGGCTATGTTAATAATATAGACCTACCACCGGATCCCAATTGCCTGGAGATCAACTGTACCCCTACGCAATGCGTAGAGCGGATAGGTATATGGAGCAATCAGGCACTAGGCCCGCTGGGTACAGGAGGTTTCTTCATAGCAGGTGAACCTGATGATGAGAATAGAGTTACTGTAATCAACGTGGGTGTAGTATGCCCCCTCACTGGCACACCGGGGCGCTCCAATTACGCTCTCTATCCACAGAAGCAAGGTACCCTTGAGCTAACTACACCTCTCATACCAGGTATGCCGTACGCCGAGATAGTGCGCGTCACCCCAACGGCAGGAGAGTTCCTATTACGCTACTACAAGATAAAAGGCCTTCCTCATGCGCAGCTAAGCATAGCTCGCTCCCTATCGAATCAGACGGTGGATACTGAGGAGTTAGCGTGGACTGTCATAGGTATGGTAGGAGCATCTATACGGCCAGACGCTAATGTAATATACCGCAGTTCTGAAATAGATGCGACAGTCAGCGAATACATTAGACGAGCATGCTCGGGCCTACTAGAACTAATGGATCCCGGCAGTCTACCGGGCAGACGAGGGAGTATCCCTCGCTTTGTGTATAGCCTGAGCTCTGAGGCCGATATATACGGCTCCGAGGCAGAGAAACTACAGGCATTAACTGAGATACGCGTAGTAGAGAACTGCAGCGACTGTATAGAGGTGGGCCCCAATAATAAACGCGTATCTCGAGAGGTACGGGATAGATCATGCGCCGCTGTACTGCTAGCGCTCTGCATCGCGGGCTACGGAGATAAGGCCACCCCACTAGCAGAGTATCTAGTGAGTCGTATAGATAGCCGCGGCAGAATGATTACTGGCTGGACAGACGCACGGCCTCTAAGCACGTCACTTAGTCTAGATAGTCCTACAGCTAGTGGTACGATAACAGCGGCCCTAGCTATATTGGCCTATAGTCGTGTAGATAGATCATACCTACCCCATGCTCATAGATTAATAGAGAGTGCGCGCCTCTACTATTACACATCCTCCTGGGGTACTGATGCTATAGATAGAACACTAGGGGCCCTTATAAGCCGCGTGCTAGTTGACTACGCCGATACACCTAGCCAGGCGCAGGCGAGCCTCATTAATGTAATAGGGCAGGCAGGTACAGTAAGTCCTACATTCCTAGCACTCCAACTAGAGTTAATAGGAGATGTTAGTTTAAATACTACATACCGCGCTATATTAGATAATGACCCTACACTAGAGTGTGGATTATCACTAGCTAGAGAGCTATCCAGCACCTCATTTCTAAGAGTACTAGATGAACTGGGCCCTGTGTATAGGAATTATCTCTATCGTATAGATAAGACAATGTCGCGCGTAAGAGGGGCTCTACCTACAGACTTCGGCCTATTCAGTAAAACAGCTATTAGATCAGGTAATCTAGGCCGCATACTAGAGGCCCTAGTACCCTCAATTAGTGCGGCGTATAATAAACCACTAGTAGTACCTACGGCTCCGACTAAGGTCCCTGTGACTATATCGGGTATTCTTAACTGGTTAACAGGATTAGGGTATCAAGAAGTATATGTTACAGAGGCGTGGAGAGAGGCGCTGCACGTAGTTGGTAATCTACCTACTTACGGTAACACCACCCTAGGCACAGGACTACTAGGTATGCCCCGCCCATCAGCGCGCGTAGGAGTACTAGGACGGTGGGAGGAGAAAATTAATCCTGCTCCTGGCGGCGTGCTGGTTATACGAGAGGGTAATATACTGGGGGCTGGCATTATAGATGATACACCAGCAGTAGGCGCGCTAGTCCCAGATGACGAGGAGTGTAATATCTGTTACTGGTTTGGTATTTGTGAGGCACCAGAGCCATATGACTGTATCGCAGGTCAATTTGACTTCTGTGAATTTGAATTATTGTTGATATATTGCCCTGGGGTTTTACCCAATAGGCCGATAAAAATCATTGAAGTCAACCAATCTGCTGTATATTGCCCTGGGATTTTACCTGATAGGCCAAAACTTGTCTATTGCTCCCTCTCTAACTCTCAATTAACAATCTTTAGACCAGTCGATACCGTTGATGGCACTTTTACCTATTGTACTTTTCCTATCACTGTTAGCGGCAATTTTACCTATTGTGCTTTTTCTACCGCCGAATTATCGACTTTTAGACCAGCCGAAAATCTTGTTGATAATTTACCTCCAGTAACCACCACCTCTCAAGGGCAGTGGATACAATTCAATCAATGGCTAAGGATGGGTTTTACAACTGGGAATAACAGTAGTGGTTATATTATCAATTCGGTCACTCTTCGGTTAGCAGAAATCACCGCAAGTCCCAATTTAGTTGTCAGGCTCTATAACGACAGCCCTGGAGGACTCGGTAGTCGGATAACCACTTTTACTAACCCTAGTTTCACTCCTAACATTACCAACAATTACACCTTTACTCTTACTAATCCGCAAATATTAGCCGCTAATACTACTTATTGGTTAGTTGTCGAAATTTTAAGCGGTAGTGGGCAGTATATATGGGCCTTTACTACCTCTGGCAACCAATCAGGATCGTTGGGGTGGTCGATTCGCGACGATTCTTTGTTTAGCTCTAATCAAGGAGGCACTTGGGAGTTTTTCGCTGGATCTGTAGTTTTTCAATTTAAAGTAACAGGAACTTAAGCACTATGAATTTCCCTCTCATTAACAACGATACTGCTGGCAACTCCTATTATGGCTGGAGAGCTAATAATCTTATTTACAGTCCTGATTCTATAGGATTTACCGCAGACAAATGGCAAAGCTGGATTAATGGTTTTTTTGGGCAGACTTGCGTTGACGACCAATTTCAGCTAATACTACCAGCCCCTTTTGAAACTTTAAGTTTGCCTGTGTCATCTTCTAATTGGAGATTTTCTAACCTACATATAAATACAACAAATACTACTGGCACTTTTGCAGCATCGATGCCATCACCAACTGGAAATCATACTCTGTTTAATTCTCAAGCAATTGGCACTACCACACGAGCCCATTATGGGATATTAAATAATTTAAGTTTTTCTATGTTTTCTATAGATCTCAATAATGCTAATTATTCTTTTTGCAGTATAGGCTGGCTCAAGAATCCCCTTTATAGTGGTAGTGCTTTTCCTAGAAATTCGTATTATTTTTTCCACAATGCAAACGGTGGCGACAATTTTAATAGCAGTGGTCGTCCTTCTGCCGAAAATACTACTGTTTCGCAACGGATGCAGTATCCGGCAGTTAATACTACCGACTCTATTGCTAATTACCCCGTTTCTTGTCAGGCGGCAACTCCTGGAGCCAATACCACAGAACTTTACTTGAGAGACAATGTTGCTCCAAATAAAGCTATAGGATATGTACCAAATCTATTAAAAACGAGCTTACAGATTCCCGTAGGACAAGTTTACCGAAATACAGGAATAGACCCTGATGGTTCTAATATAGATACTTGGATGTGTGTTGGGATATTTGGCTCGGAAAGAATATTAATGCGCGTCTGGAATGCAGGATTAGTCTAATCAAGTGATCTATCAAATCCTGAATTAGCCTAGCCAAAAAGCAATAAATCAAATTTCCATCTACTGTATACACAGGGCGAAGTTTGTATTTCACTATACCGGTAAGAATAATGATTACCCCAATAAACACAATAAACGGCATTACATACTTTGGTTATAAATCAGGGCCCAGTCCTGGTATAGATATCACACGTTCTCAGTTAGTAGAGTTTCTAGACACAGCACTAGGTGCTGCTAATAATGAAGTATTACCTAATGTTATGGGGTTCCACGCGCGTATACCGTCCCGAGAGCTTATAACTGGAGCCGTTACGACTACTGCTAGTGATAGTAAAACTCGTGTGGTATTTGACAATAACTTACGCATAGCAGAGGTATATCCTCACAATGAGACTACGCCGGGCCCATTTGTTCCTGTGCAGAACCCATATATCCTACCTAACTTGACAGGTGAGCGAGTTGTATATATGTGCGCCTCTAGTGCGGGTCTAGGTATACTACAGATACGTCTGAACTCAGGTATACCAGACCAGAACGGCTATGTGTTTAATTATATAGGTTATTCGACTGAGGCATACACTGTTAACTACCCAATGGATCTGCACTGTATAGTGTCGTATAAGATAGGGAACTCTACTGACAATGGCGTATTCGGCATAACTAGTAATATTAGTACTGCAGCCCGCACTATAACCCCCAGGCCTAATGTGAGTTGTAGGGAGAATCGGGCAAAGCCAGTTAGTGATGTAGTCCTCGATGAATTTATTAAGGCGCAGCCATTTCTAGTATGGTTGGATAGGCCGCTGGCAATTGGAGGCGTAGCGAGCATAGTAGGTAATTCACATGGGTTATATATAAGTTGTGGTCGTCTAGGCTCCGGCAGTATACTGATGAGAGTAATAGGACAACATCTAGTATATTGCTAGCACCTGCGTATAGTTCTGACGCTGTATCTATTATTGGCTCTATTGCGACTGCCACGAACGACTCGTAACTGAGCGTTTAAGTGGTTTAACTTTGTTTCTAGCGTGTTCGTTTATTTGTCCTTGTTTTTTGAGTTTACTGATGATAACTGATAACCAATAAACTAATTTAATAATTTATTTCTATAGGACATAACTGAATTTTATCACCTGTTTCAGACACTCCCCAAAGTTCTAAAATTTTGCGTGTATTTTTATCACCCAAAATATCTGTAATCCTCATAATACAATTTATGTCAATTAAATTACAGTTACTAGAGTGATATGTATACCAATGTGATATAGCATCTTCTTCGCATTTAGCCATTATTAACGAAGCATGTCTTGTTATTTTGTCTTTAATCAAAAATAGTTTCATATTTTTACTCTTAAGTAATTTAGTTTTTTACTGATAACTGATAACTAACACAACTAAATTCTTCCCCAAGTGACCAAAAAATCAAAAGTTTGTTCGGCAATTACATATATTTAACTACCTCTTGCCTATTCTAAGTTCTTTATTTATTGCCATTGTTTTAAGTGTCTGTAGCCTCAGTTGTTTTAATAAAGCCTAAAATAGTCTCCATTATCTTTGTTGCTTCTGGAATCAAAATATTGAACTCTTCTGCTGTTATTATCATGGTGTTACCTCGGTTTGTATTTCATTTTCGATAAATGAAAGGATATTAATCATGATTTGTGTTCCTTTTTCACGCCATAGATTTAATTCTTCATGTTTAGCAGTCCCACTTTTCTTGAATGAGATTTTACTGTTTTTTCTATTATTTATCCATATAAGAAAACTTCCTTCCCAATCTATATTAGAGATAGTAGTTCGACCATCTATATAATTTCTAAAATCACTAGGTGAACCGTCACTACTATAAGAGTTGTTGCTATTGACCTTTATATCTATTTGTATTCCATTTATAGAATTAAGAATAGGGTGATACCCGTAAATCATGTCTTGAGTTTTAGTTAAAGACGTAAGTGACCACTTTATCTCTGGGTAAGTTTTTTGGCAGAAATTAAATATTTTTTGGGATGTTTCTTGTTTGTTCATTGTTATTACCTTAAATACAAATAACTAGATCACCGACGCAAACATTGATAAATTTCTCGCAATTGTATCGAGAATTATTGCAAGCTTGAATAATAGAGGTATTTTCTTCAACAGAAATAATCCTTCCTGACCCTTTATAAAGAATACAATGACCAATGAAGTCGCTAGTTATCGGGTCGTATATTGGTTTGTTTGTAATTGAATAAACCAAGTGAGAGGCATCTATTCGGATACTATTTAATTCACCGCGGTTTATTACTACTTTAAAATCATCGATAACTTCAATTACCTTAGCTGGATACGTTCCTTTAGGCGTAAGTCCTAGTTCTTTATCTGTTGCCATTGTTTTAAGTGTATGTAGCCTCAGTTGTTTTAATAAAGCTTAAAATAGTCTTCATTATCTTTGTTGCTTCTGGAATCAAGATATTTAAACCTTCGTTATCTCCCGCAACATCTGATTCTTCTTTAGTTGAAGTAAGCTGAACCCAGCTTTTATTTTCTCGGTGATACTCTCCTATTAGCAACATAGTCCTCTGAGTTTGTGTCAAATAACTTTCTACTTTAGTCTCTAAAATGTTGGACGGCTTGGAAAGATATTTAATTGAAATATAATATCTTCCTAGTAATATGTCAAGAGGAAAAACTCTTTGTAGTAATTCGCTAGGATAAATAACAAAAATCACGCCTTTTAAGACAAGCTCCCCATCTCTATCTAATAAATACTCGATATTGCCGTTCTTGTCGTAGGTATAGCTCTTCTGCGCTTCAAGACTCCAATTTTTAGGCTGCTTAAAAGTTTCTTTACAGAAAACCTCAATTTGTTTTAATGCTTCTGTTTTGTTCATTAGCGTTAATCCTCAGATTTAATTGTTTCGGTGAAACTTAAAATAGTCTCCATTATTTTTGTCGTTTCTGGAATCAAGATATTTAAGGTTTCGTTGTCTCCTTCACTTTTTGGTTCTTTTTTAATCGAATCTATCTTAACCCAATCATGCCCAGTGGCTGTCCCCTCTACCCTAACTACTAAAGATTTAGATGACTTAGAACGATACTCAACCCAAACATCGTATCTTCCTTTTAGCTTGTTTGGATAGAGAATATTGATAGAGCCTTCTAATACTAAGTCGGTGAAAACATCTATTTGCCTTAGTTTAAGAGTCCATTTTGAGTAATCAACCATTTTATAGGCATTATCACAAAAAACCCCGATTTGTTTTAATACTTCTATCATTTTGTAAGCATCTATTTTCCATGCGCCCATCTGTTGCTCCTATTTACTCTTGAATCTCATCAAGAATGAAAGTGAAAATGTCTAATATTACTTTTCGAGTTTCTCTGTATTTGTTGTCAAAATAATCAGATTTTGGCCTTCTAATATAATTAAATACTATTTTATTTTCATAGGAACAGTTATTGTCTCTATCGTCAGGGTTTATCCATAATTCAAATGTGCCTACACTATACGCTTCGCATAAAACGCGCTTAAGCAGTCCATCCAGAAAAACCTCTATTATTAATTCATCAGGAAAAAGGGGACACTGAATTATATTATCTTCAGAGTCAAGATTCCATCTTAAATTTGGATAACTTCTGTGACAGAATTCCAATATTTTTTCTGTTACTTGTTTTATGTCCATTAATTTGACTCCTGTTTATTCTTGAATTTCGTTAGCAATAAAGTTGAAAATACCTAGCATCACTTCTCGATATTTTTTGTACAAGTCCCAGTCTTTTTTATCCCACTCTTTTGTTATTGGGAGACTACGAAAATCTATTTTTTTGTCACAATTTAGATGAATACCAAACATCCCCAACCAACCTACATTAACTAGGTCAAAGTGTCCGATTATATAATCATCAGTAGTTTCTTCTTATAAAGAAGAAACCTTATTTCTTTTGTCTGAGCAAATTTTTAGAGTTACTTTAAACGGAAAATCTACCCCACAAATTACGGTTTTATTTGCATACTCACTATTTACATTCCACTCTAAATTTGGGTATTGATTTAGACAATAACCTGATATTTTATAAGCTATTTGCCATGTGTCCATTGGTGTTACTCCTATTAGGTGAATTTACTAGACAGAATATCTGCTTAGTATTGTTTTTATTCTTGAATCTCATCAAGAATAAAACTGAACTATTTTGACAAGATTTCTATTGCGAAAACGAAGGATATGACTGCACTTTGTCACAAAATTTTACTATTATTTTGACAACTCTCAATGGTTAGAGAGAAAACATCCAATCCAGTCTTTGACAATAGCTTGTAACGGTAAATCACGACGCTGACTTTATTCTTATCTAAGAGATACCACAAGCTTTATAGAAATGTCAAGGAAGAAGTCTAAGGGTTTTATCTAGAAAATACACCTTAACAGTCCTATCGCTAAAAATAACAGGGCTCCTTAATATTTAATCATCCCCCCAGTCCGGGTAGTATTGCAAATAAACAGCTTGTCGCTCAATAGCCTGCTTCTTAAGTTTTTCAATTTCTTCATCATCAAAGTCATACTCCCAAACTATAGAATCAAGAAACTGGTCTTCTTTTTCCATAAACAATTTCTTTTTAACCATAAAATCTTGGCAACCATAAGACATCCCTCCGCTTTTCCCTATAAAAATAAGGGCATTGTCTTCAACGGTCGCCAAAAGCTCTTTTAATTGTTTTGCAGTAATCACTTTGTGTCTCCTAAACAAAAAGCTATCTTATCAATATAAAGAGGAAACCCTAATACTTCCCAGCATTCTAATAGTCTTGGCACGTCAACGGTTTGAGCCGTATAATTTAATCCTGTTTCAGTGATAATGAATTTTTCAAAAATCTCTGGGGCAACCTCAACGCAACAGCAGTTGGTGTCGTCAAATTTACCAGACTTTTCGGCTAATTCAGAAGTAATCTCGATCAAAACCTCTTTTGTGAGTAATTTTTTCCAAGCTACATTATAAATGTCGTTAAACTGAGCGATAAATTTAGCGTAATCAGATCGGGAATTAGACATAGCTTATGGCAGAAAAAGGTGTTAAACTATATTTGACTTACTTAAATCTACCATAAGCTTTATAGAAATGTCAAGTAAGAAGTCTAAAAACTTTTTGGGATACCAGTCCCTGCATCAAAACCTATGGGCAACTCTTATAAAAATTAAAGGCGGTAGTATCAATATAACCAGTAAACCCTAATGCTTCCCAGTATTCTAATAGTCTTGGCACGTCAACAGTTTGAGCCGTATAATTTGATCCTGTATTAGTAATAAGAAATTCTTGAAAAATTTCTGGTGCAATGTAAACTGAAAGATAGCTAGTGCCGTCAACCTTGCCAGTTTTGCCCTGTAATTCAGGAGTAATCATATCAGCATCGTCAAATTTACCAGACTTTTTGGCTAATTCAGCGGTAACCCCAAGTGAAATTTTGGTTACAAGCAATTCTTGATAAACTGAATCGCTTTCATCAGATAAGCCCCACGCAATAAATCTAACAATATAATCAGGTTTTAATTCTGTAACTTGATCTTTGACAATTTTTCCAGTTACTCCATAAACAGGAGTATTAAAATTTTGTTGCACTTCTGGAGAATTAGACATAACTTGTAGTAAAAAAGATGCTAAATTATATTTGACTTACTTAAGTCTACCATAAGCGTAATAGAAATATCAAGCAATAAGCCTAAAAATTATTATCCTCTTAACGCCCGTACTTCACTACTTGAATATGAAAGACTAAAAAAATACTGCAATTTCCAAAAGCGGTCAATAACCGAAGTAGTCTGGGAATTAATTAGAAGTTTACCCGATGACTGATACTAAAAGTGCCAGTTCATAGACTGGTACTTTTATTTTATTCTCTGATTAATAGCCGACGGTTTTAGCCTGCTTTCGGTTTTTTCAACTTCATCTGGAAGCTTATCTGTTATTTCTGCGTCTAGTTTTTGCTCGATTTGTAGTTCTCGCCAAAAATTAGCAATAATCCAATCAGCTATTTCTTTAAAATCCATTTGCTCACGGCATGAATGCCAGTAATCAATGTCGTTGTTTTTTTACCACCAATAGTAAAAAGCATCCCAGATTTCTTGCCGCGTTTCTTCAGTAAGAAGAAGATTGATTCGAGTAAGTACCTTTCCTCGATAGGAATCAAGGGAAGCAATAGATCGGTGATTATAGTTCTTTGAGCGATCAAAAAAGATTTCGGAATTTATGCGATCAATTATGGGATTAGTAGAAGGGAAAAACATTGATTTGTCCTCTTGTGTGTTTTTGTTTACTAGTAGTCGTACAAAATAAATTTCCCAGTGAAGAAAAGCAGGGGGGTAAGAGATAAGGAGGGGGTTAGATATATGTAATTAATTTTGCTTAGGTACTTATAGAATAAATACATTATGCACGATAGCTTAACTCAACATTTGCATCTACCGCCTCATACCAAAGGCCATTAGTTATCATCTTCGAGTCGAGACTTATCAATTATAACACAAGGTTTCCAAGTGGATTTTTCCTGAGATTTAATGTTTACTTCTTCGGAAAATAAGATTTTCGGTTGATGAGAAACTACATTAGAACGTTTAATTTTAGTTAAATCCAAGTATTCGATAATATTTTCTCCATCATCAAATTTGCGGTCAAAATCTTCAGCTTTCATAAATTTTTACCTCTTTAGGTCTAGAGCATCGGACTGAAATAATACGGATTTTGGTTTGACGATAGGTAACTACAGCTGACCATTACTTATTACTTAATTACTGTTTATTCTGTAATTTTATCACTAATTCATGGAAAGGTTGCCAATCATCGTTATAAGTAATTGCCTCCCAAACCGATTCGATTAGCGGTCTAAGTAAAGCGGTTTTAGGATTATAATGCGTTAAGGTGTCGTCAACTTCAGACAAGGAATCTAGGGGTAATTGATTTAAGACCAAACTATATAACTCTCGCCAACGTTGCCAATCAGCTTTTGGTAAATCCGTATTTTCAAGAATTAGGGAACTATTTTCTCGCCAACCGTAATTAAATTGTTCACTTAATTGATAGAAAAGTTCGTGATAACCCAGATCAGTTTCTTGGAGAACTTCCACAGTTTTGCTGACCAGTAAAGCGGATTCGGGAGTAAAAATATCCTCA